ATAATATACAGTAGAGTTGTTATTAGCCACCCCAGCAGCTATTAAATGATGATCGTGTACTGTAATATATTTTACACTATTTGTACTATCAACAGTAATTAATTCAGTATGAAACGTTCTAGTATTTAAAGCACCCGTACCTTCCATTCTAAAAGCAAAAGGTTTGTTTGAGCCATCCGCTATAATTACTTGACCATAAGTATAACTATTTTCAAAAACTGCAAAGCTACATTGTCCTTGCCCAGTTCTTGCACTTAATGCTTTACCTGTAAAAGTTGCATAGTTATCGCCCCCTACTGCAGAAAGCCTATTTATTTGTAACCAAGTAATACCATCTTGACTAAAAAAAATACCTGTCCCTGAACAAACAATAACGCCGTCTGCATAAACAAAACATCCTAATACGTCTTCTGATGTATTAGGCCTTGTTGCGCTTGCGCCCCCAAAAGCCGTAAAACCATTAATCCGTCTATAGCCGCCATCTGGGTCTACTTCAAAGTTACGTAATCGAGTAGCCAGCCCCGGCTGACGAAGCATCTCTAGCTGATTGAGGTTTGTATTTAAACCACCTCGACAAGAAATACCAAAAGGTTGTGACATTAAATAAACCTTACTCTATCGTCTTTAAAGTATCCGGGTGCGGGTTCCATTAAATTTAGTTTCATTAATTTGAGTCCACGCTTATAATCTTCTAAAGCAAAAGCTGCTGCCTGTGAGTTTTCTTTAAACTGATGAATATAATATCTAGCTCGTGCAAGAAGTACAGGCTTATACATATCAGGAAATACTATGTTATCTGAGTATGCAGAAAGCTCTGTTGGTAAATCATAAGCATAGAACCAGACACGATAAACTTTATCTGGTATAGCACTTAAACCAAACTTACGATTGTCAGGGCTTTTAATAACCCTGTCGGGTACTCCATAGTTTTGAGTGTCTGCATCGTCTTTATTTTGAGAAAGCCTAAAATAATCTTTCCACTCTTCTGTAGTCGTAAAGCGTAAATTACGAGCCGTATAGGGTGCTGTTTCACCAGCTACACCTATAGTAGTTAAATAAAAATTATCCCAGTCTACTGAACCATAGTCTGTAGTAATACTGCTACTACCTGTTTTTAAAAGATACCAGCGTTGACCTGCTACAGTTTCTACATAAACATTACCGTAGTTAGGATCTGTATCACCGCTAAGACCTGTAGCTAAAAAAGGCCACTGAGGTTCTTCGTTAACAATATCCAGATACGCACGATTAATACAGTCTTTTACGTGTTGCTGAATACCAATAGCACTTGTAAAAGTTGCAGAAGTTAACGTAACTTCATTTAACTCGCGTAGTGCATCATTTGTTAGCGTAAGATAATCTGTTGCCATTATTTACTTTCTCGTTCTTGCTTTTTTCTTTGAAGCATCCGAAAGATCTTTAAAGTGAAAAAGCGGTTTAGATGTTTTAGTATGTTTAGCATTTGAATGCAAACTACCATCAGGCATTTTATGATAAGAACCTTTATGTTTAGTTCCATCTTTAAAATAATGTGGTACGCCTTTAGCCACGCTTCTCACTCATTGTGTTCATGCTAGTCTTAGAAGAACAAGAGCGTTCCATGTCGCTAATGCTTTTGTGACCCATTTTACCGCCACTTGCATAACCGCCACGCTTCATCATAGTCTTAGAACCATACATTTTTTTCATTCGTTTATCTTTATACATATTTAACTTTGCTCCGCTTATCTCATTGGTCCTCTTGGCATTCCTCTTCCTCGGCTCCCTGTAGGCATCCTTCGCTGAGGAGCTTTTCGACCTGCAGGTTTAGACATTACCGTAGATTTTGTAGATGTCCTTCGCTGAGGAGCTTTTGGTCCTACACCTCTAGGTGACATTACCGTAGATTTTGTAGGTCCTTTTCGTTGAGGAGCTTTAGGCATTACTGTTGATTTTGTAGGTGTTTTTCTTTTTGGCTTGGCTCCTGCTTTTTTTGCTTCTTCAGCTGCAGCTGCTTTTGCTTCTTCAGCTGCGCGTCGCATAGCATCTTTATCGTTAGAAACTCCTGCAGTAGATTTTTTAATTTTTCCGTACATATTTAACTTTGCTCCGCTGAAATTGTTTTAGATGTTTCTCGTGCGATTTCAAACTCTATTTTAGAACCAAAGATACGATCATAGTTTAAATCATACTTAGCTTTATCTTCGTTCTTTAAATATTGTCCTCTTAGTTTTGTTGTCCGGTGTGGACTCATTCTAATTGGGTTTTTTTCACTTCCTATTTGAGGCATAATTTTAAATCCAATAAAAGCATTGGGGGCCATAAAGACCCCCGCAGCTATAGACTATTGTTAGTCGATACCGTAGAAAGCCGATACCAAAGCTTCGCCACGAAGTACCTTAGCACCATATACATGGAGGCCGCGTACAATGTCGCCAAAGCTTGAAGGATCACGGATAACTTCGGTGCTAGTAATCGTCTGAGCCGTAGCCGTAGAAGAAATATGCCCAGCCAAACACTTGCCAGCAGCGTTAGTTGTTGCAGCAATGTTGTTAGACTTGTACATATTAAAACCACGGAGCTTACCAGAACTTACAAGACCATTACGAATTGAACCTGATCCAGCATTGTAATCTACTGACAAAAGCTTAGAGGAGCTTTGTGCAAGCTGCTCATAGAAGTCAGGAGATGCTAAGAACCAACGTCCTTCTTCGGGTACGTTTTGTTCGTCAAGAAGACGAGCCATACGTGCCATTACATCAATAGGGTCATGTTCAGAAGCACCAAAACCAATGTCCAAGTTACCAGTACCGTCAAAAGTGCCAGCAGCAAGGTCAGTTGCGCTGTCAGAACCAAGAACATGGTCAGGGCTTGAAGTAGATACGCCAGCAAACATCGTAGCAATTACGCCTTCGTCAAAAGCATCACGCAATGCGTAAGCTGCAGAAGAGGTTGCTACGTCGCGGAAGTTAACGTGAGACATCTGAGTTTCGATGTCATCAACGATGAACTTGAATGCGTTAGCAGTATCGACGATCAAGGTAACTTCTTGGTCGGTCAGTTTGGTTTGCGTTACATCTTGTCCACGCTCATACTGATAAACAGTAATCGTTGGTTCTTTGATGATGCGAACAGTGTCGCCGTAGCCAGAAATCTCACCCGCATAATCCGTATTGGTAATAGCTTCTGCTACTGACGCCTTACGGAAGAAGTTAAGTACCTGCTTGGAATATACCTTCGGCAGGAAGAATGAGTTAGCCTGACCAGATACGGAATTTGCAAAGTTAGCATCTGTATCTGTTGCTGGTTCAAAAAATTGGTCACTTTGATTATAAGCCATTTTAAATTACTCCTAAGTAGAAAAGTTTTTATCCTCTGCGAACTCTTCCCTCAGATATTGCTTCACGAATTTCATTTTCGTATTTATCAAATTGATCTAGGGACATTTTCGCTATTTCGCTTTCGGTCCAGATTTTTGGCTGCTTAGCATCTACGCCTGTTGTTTTTGTAGATACCATATCTGCTGCTGAATATCTTGAAGGGCTTGACTGCTGTTTGCGCGGTCTGCCCGGACCTTTTTGTCCTCTGCCTGTTTCTAATTTATAAAGATCAAGTGCTTTGACGGCTAAAGTAACATTATCTGGATTGTTATAAATCCAAGACTGAATTTGATCTGGCTGCTCCTTAGCCCACTCATGAAAACTATCGTCACCTCTAATTTCATCAAAATCAGGATGTCGTTCTTTTAAGGCTGCTTCTGCTTCACGCTTAGCAATCTCCATTTCACGAGCTTCTATTACAGACATTTTTTGACGAAGCGTTTCAAGTTCTTGTTGGCTTCGTATGTGTGCAACAGTTTCTACTGTATCATACAGATCAGGATAAGCCTCTTTAAACCTAGCAAGGTCCTCTTCCGATTTAGGAGCTTTATATTTTGGTTGCAGCGAAGCTGCCTCTTCAATTAGCTCTTGTTCTCGTTGTCGAAACTCATTAAGTTTAGAGTCATAATGTTTTTTTAAATCGTCGTACCTTTTTTTATAATTAGTATTTTGAGAAGCTTCTTCTTTGTCAGGGGCCGCATTCTTTTTGCGGGTAGCCTTTGGTTGATCTTCCTCATAATAAACTTCATCTGCTCTTGACGCAGGACCATCATCCTGTGTGTGCCAAGGCTTTTTCATGTTATATGGGTTTGATACTTGCTCCTCTAATAATGCTTCGGACATTTTACCACTCCTTTTCTACGGGGCTTGTTTTTCTTGCAAGGTAGCCATTCTTTAAACGTCTTTAAAATTGGGGCTTGCCAACTACAAGGTAGCCGTACTTTAAATTCCGCGAGAGCCTCTTAAACTAGGCGATTGATTTGCAGAAAGCATTGTTTGTTCAATCTCTTCTTCATCATCCGTAGAGTCTTTAAAATTCTCTGGTTGAGATAATAAACCGCCTATAGCCTTTCGCGTTGCCTGACCACCATCAGCTTTTCGTTCAGCAGCATCCATCATTTGTTGAAGGTTATCTGCTCCGATTTCTTTGGTGGCTTTTTCGGTAATAACAAATTCTCCGTCGCTAAGTCGCGCAGGAATAGAATCTGATACACCTGTTCCGGGGCCTTCAACTTTTCCAGCCCCAGAAAACTCTGACGCAGTAATAGAAACTTTGTCAAAGATTTCGCTAAGCTTTGGATCTGCTTCCAAAGCATTCATAAGATATTCTTGTTCTGTGTCGTTTAAAGACTGATCAATTAACCAGTCCATGTATTCGTCTTCCATTTGTTCGTCAGAAACTTGTGAGTCTTCTGCGTTTGCTTGTTCTTCAGGGGTGTACGTATCTACAGGCATTTCTTCCATTTCAGGAGGAACAAACAGTGAGCCGCCTTTTTGTTTCTTATTTCTTGGAAACATTTCTTGTTCCACATTTTCTTTAGAGCCTGTTCTTTTTTCTGCTTCTTTTTTAGCTTCTACAGAAAGCGTTTTTAGTTCTGCCGAAGCTCTTTCTTTTTCTTCTTTAGAAGCACTTTGAGAATTTAAAATTTTATTGGCTGCAATAACTCTAGACACTTCGTCTTCTTCAGCTTTTGATAAACCACCTTCGTTTTTACCTTTTCGCACTTCAGTTGTATATTCTTTACCTTTAAACATAAAAGTTTCTTGTCCTGCGTTGTGAGCTTTACTAAAAGCTTTTTCAAACTCTGAAGCTTCTTTTTTAGTTTCTGGTTTGTCTTCGTTTTCTTCGTTCCAAGATTTAGAAGCGCCTGCACTAAGTAATCCAGTTACTGCTGCTCCTTTAGCAGCACCTTTAATTTGCTCAGTTGTTTTATAAGCTTTTGTACGATCCTTACCTACTACTACACCACGATCTTCTGAAGTTCTTCCGGGAGTTTTAGCATCAACGCCTTGCATTTCATCTAATTTTTTAGAAACCTTTTGACCTAGTTTAGCTGCGCCTTTTGCTAACACACCTCCTAAAACATATTCTTCTCGATTATAATCTTTGTCTAGTATGCTTCTAGGCATCTCTTTGCTCCATAATCATTTTTACGTTATCCCTCAGCTGCTCTAAGCGTTCCAGCGAATTCACTCTCCCCTGACTGCGGTACACTTCCAGTTCCGATGTTGCCGCCACCAGTACCCGTAACTCCAAGGTCTTGGCCTTCTGGAGGTACTCCTTCAGGGCCTCCCATAATTCCTTGTTGTTCACCAGCGGGGCCAGCTTCCGGGCCAGTTCCTTGTCCAGCATTATTTTGCATCCCTATAATTTTTGCTGAAATCATTGCTTCTTCTGGATCATTAATTAATTCATCAGGATCAAGATCCAAGCTATAAGCAAGTTCAGCTATTAACTTATTCATTTTAATAAACGGAGCAATAGCAGGATTTTGTGCAGTCTGAAGGAACATAGTCAAGCGTTGACTTCTTACTTCTTTTTGCATCAAGCTATTAGTACCTGTTGCTTTAACTTCTAAATCGCCTTCGACACCAAGCTTAGATTCAAGAAACTGCATGTTCCATTGAAAATAAGCTTCGCCCATAGGCTTTAGAAGGAAATCATCTAGATTTTTAATAACAGTTTTAATATTAAGGGATGCTGCGCCAAGGAGCATGGACATTCCTGAAGCGGTACGGGTCATGCTTTGTACGCCCGTTTGACCATGAGAGTAACTTGGAATGCCTGTTTGCTCGTCTGCAAGCTGTCTAAACTTGTCGAACATCATCATATTTTCTTGTGAGGTATTAGGAAACTTAAGGCCATTAATAGCCTGACCGGGGACACCTGCTTGTCTTTTAAAGATTTTTCCCGGATAAATTTCCATAGATTGACCACCCACAAGCGCAGTCTCGTCAACATCAAAAACCAAAGAGCCAGATAACGCTAAGTTGTCTATTGCCATACGAGCGTGACCATTCATGATCTTTTGAGAATCATCCATATTCTCAGCAATCCCGATGCCAAAAAAGCTGTAGGGATTACGCTCATAAGGAAAGGCATGATAAGGCAACCTGAAAGGCGTAAAGGGATTGACTACGGCTCTAAGAAGTTGTCCGTTACAGACCCAAGCATTAACTTGAACTTCATCAAGGTCGTCTACTTCATCTGGAATATCCATACCCACTTGGCGAGCATACTCTGCATCCATAACTCCCCAGTATTCCAGCACTTCATATTGCCCGGAGCCATAAGCTTCGGACCTATGATCGTCTTTTAGTTCTGATTCGTAATCTTTTTCTTCGTAATTAGGACCAAAAGCTAAAGCTTCTCTTATAGCATCTTTGTTAAAATAAGGCATACGAGCTAAGCCACGTAGCTTAGTTCTATTCATTCTATGTCGATGAAATACATACTCACATTCGGATATGTTAGTTGCGTTTGGATCTGGAAAAAAGTCCCAAATGCTGACAAACTCAATACGAGGAACGCGCACATCAACAGGATTGTACGTTCTACTACCTTCTTCATTTTCTTCCCATCTGTTTAATGTTTTATTAAAATTGAAAGGGCCTTTAATAATACCAGTCCCAAAAAGAGAAGACTCAAAAAGCGCATTACGAATTTCACTGGCCCCATTTGATTCTTCAATTTGATCATGAATAAGTTTTTCCATCCGTCGGGCTGCTGCTTGAGCAGGTTTAACTTCAAGGGCTTTTGGATCTGCGCTTGGTCCTTCTTTAAGTTGCGGTAGCGCAGCTTTGTCAAGCGGCTGCGTATCAAATTTCTGCGAACTAAAGGTTGCCCCTGCTTTAAGGACTTTTCCGTCTCCTTCGTATCCGACATCATAAGGTCCTTCGCTATCTTCTTTCTTTTTAGAAATAAATGGTTCGTCTGTTGTTTCAAGACCCGGAAGAGGATTTTGAGTATCTAGGTGTGCATATTCAGAAACGCCCTCTGGTACTTTGGTTTCGCTTACGCCTATAGGAAACTTACCTGCACCAAAGATAACATCAACAAGCTGACCAAAAGCTGCAAGCACTTTAGTCTTAGTGACCTTAACGAAGACACGAGACTTTTCAGATTCTCTAAAGCGGACATTCTTATCATATAGTCCACGGTAGTTATGGTAAGCCGTAAGCCATCTGCGTTCATCAAGATCGCGAGCATTTTCTGCTGATTGATAACGATCAATTAGAAGCCCTACGAAATTATTACGCAAAGATTCTTCTAGCGTTAATTCTAAACCTTGTTCATCTTCTACAGGAGAAAAATAAAGCTCATTTGCTGTTAATGTATTTTCTTCTTCGTCTGCCATTTAGTATCCAAAGTCTGCGTCTGCTGGCGTATAAGCCTGTTCTTGTCTAAAGTACCTTAGTTGAGCTAATGGATCATTAACTCTTGGTCTAGACATAATAAGATAACGTAGAGCATCATACGCATGGTCTGGCGCATGAGTATCTACGTCTTCGGGGTTAGATCTATCCAGAGGAATACTTTGAAGTTCGCGTATCAGATTTGGGCAACTATTAAAAATTTGCAATCGTGGTCTGCCGCTTTGCTGTAACCTCAAGTATTCGTGAATTTGTACTTTCCCCTGTATTCTGTTCTTATCGGCCCGTCTAAGCTTGTGGCCCTGACGTACCAGCGTTTCTCCTACAGTAGGTCCTGTTGTACCTGTTCTGGCCCATGCTGCAGTATCTAGGACTCCTGCCACTGAAAAAGGGTCAGATAACTCCATTTCTGATATTATACACCCTAAATCGTGTCCTGTCAAGCCTTTACGATACAACTCTCTATAGACTATTAAAGTGCTATCAGAGGGGTCTATTGCAGCCCAAATACAAGCAGATTCAGAAGCATAACCATAGTCAATTCCTTTTACTCTTTCCCAGTTTATAGGAATTTCAAAAGGAGTAATAACGTGAAGATGCGGATCAAACTCAGTAAAAGCTGCGCCTTCGTTTACATCCCAGTTACCTTCTAGAAGTTGTTTACGTTGCGTAGGGGGCAACGCCTTTAACATCTGCTCGTATCTTCCGTCCTCTGCTAGATAAGGATTATCTTCTAGTCGAGCAGGAATAAATTTACGTGTCAGACCATCTGAGCCTACAAAAGTTTCATTTGGCTTATTAGGATCAATATATCTCTTCTTTACCCAGTGTGCGCCTACACCACCGGGGTTAGCTGTACAACGCATGTAAGGTATTATCTCACTATCTGTTGTACGTAGTCGAGAAGCTAAATAGTTCCAAGGAAACTCAGTCGGTAGGTGTGTAATCTCATCAAACCCTATCCATGAGTATGCCTGACCCTGATACCGATAAACGTCTGCATCTCGTTCTAAGAAGCCAAACTCTATTTTGGCCCCGCTAGGAAAGTTCCAGAGCTTTTCGACTTCACGATACTTACACCCCGGAAAAGCTTTAGGGTATAACTCACGAGACTTGTCAATAAGCTCTCGTAGCTCTGGCATTGAGCGTCTAATGATTAATGCCCTGTGAGACGCTCTGTGAGCGTATCTGAGGGGATCTACGAGCATGGCGTATGATTTACCACCTCCTGCTGCTCCACCGTACAGAACGTCTGTCTCTGCGGCTGCTAGGAACTCTGTCTGGGGTCCTTCGTTAGGCGCAAAGATAACATTTTCTTCTGCTTCTTGCTTTAAGGCCTTAGGCGTTCCTTCTAGTTCTTCGGGAGTAGTAATTCTATTTACATCTGGATTTTCTAGCTTCTTTAGAGTATTCTTGGTATTTTTGAGAGATTCTTTATAGGAATTTAATTTAGATTCTGCTCTAGCTATCTTTTTTTGTTTTTCTCGTATAGCTTTATTAGTAGCTAACTTAGCTTTAGTATGACTGTGATAATTGTATCCACGACTCTTAGAGCCTTTAGGTCTACCACCTTTAAGCTTTGGAGTCCCGTCTTTCTTTAGTACAAAGTTACCTTCAGAGTCTTGGAGGTACTTTTCTGGATTACTCTCCCAATCTTGCATCTTCGTCTATCTTATTTTTTAATCCCTGATAGCTTAATTTACGTCCTGTTTTATGTTCAAGCCACAAAGAGCCTTCACGTAAGCTTAGTATTTTATCTTTAACTAATCCTTTAATTTCTTCTAAAGCTTTAGTTTCTTCAGGTATTTCTATTAAATTATCTCCTTCTTTTTTGTAACCAAAAGGAGCAGGGCCTCTACGCTTCATCATATTCTCCTTCAATGATTACTTCTTTTTTAGAGGGAAGTATAAATAAACCACCTTCAGCCTTATGATTAACATCAATACGGTCTGTTTTACCTAATCCAACTCTATCTAATATTGTTTGAGCAGCTTGAAGTCTCATGTTAGCTTGAGGAATAGGCTGATCTGATTCCATGACCTCTACAAGTTTAAGCGCAGCTTTTGGAGCCGACTGAGCTAGGATTCCTTCAGCTAAGTCTAATATTTCTTTTTTTAAAGATTTTACGATCTGATAATGACCACTATTATACCCAGCCAACTCCGCTGCCTTCTTGGGATCACCTCCTTGTTCTACTAGGTGGTCTAAGAAAGACTGTTGTTTTTCTGTTAATTCTTTTTTCATGTCAATCATTATAGAGTTGCTTTTAAGACTTGTCAAGTAAAAAAGTTCTTGACAAACATTAAATCTGAAGCTATACTAACGTAATCCGTCCCCCGGGTTACATATAGTATATAGTAGAGGGACTCTAGAATACCCGAGTTTTTAGAGGGACTCTAGAATACCTGCGATAGCTATTAGTTGACACTCCAAAGTTCTCTGAAATGTATAAGCATTAGTATATATATAGGGGGACCCCCATGGCCTCCTGCCCCGTACTCTAGGGTCCCCCAGAGATTAGCCAGA